CCCGAGAAATGCCATCTATGGCCTCCTGTGTGATATTTGATTCACGCGCCGCTATTGCCTGGCGGATTACCGACTCGAACGGCTTCAACTCAGGGCGGGCGGCGAACCGCTCGTCAAGAACACCGGAGTAAGCCGCTATTTGTTCCGGGGTCGCCTGATCGATTCGCTCGACTATCCCCTTGACCTCGGCAACTATCTTCGGGTCCGCGTTGCTGCGCTGGATGTCCCCTGTCTCCGGGTCAATAGTTTCTTGAGGCCCAACGGCGGCCGGCTCCTGCTTCTTGGCTTTCTTCGCTGGAGCTGCTGCCCGTGGCGGATGTGGCGCGTATTCATCATACTGCTGCCGCTCAACCTCGCCCTCAAACTGCCGCTGGGTCGGCTCCTGCTTCCCGGTCTGGTTTGCCTCGCGCCGGTAAATGGTGGATTGCACATTCTGGACGATGGAATCAACGAGGTCCGCCGTCTGGTCCTGCACCCGCTCGATACCGGAAAACGCCTTGCGCTGCTGAAGCTCTGTTTCCCTGCCCGTCCGCTTTTCCTGGCGCTCAAGAATCTTCATGGCCCGGGCAACCTTCACCGGGTCGGCGTGCAGCTTCGGGTCATTGATTACCTTGCCGGCCCATTCCTCATCTTCGCCGCGGCGCAGGATATAATCATCAATCTGCTTGGTGTACCGGCCGGCGGCCTGCAGCCGTTCCAGGTCGGTGTCCGCCGGGTTGTGCCGCTTGATCAGCTCGAAGAACTTTTCATCCGCTTCGGATACCCGGTTGGCCGCGTCAAGTTTACCGGTCGCCTGCTCCAGAATATTGTCATCGAGGTTGAACCGTTCTCCGGTCTGGACCGCATTGAGCGCATGGAACTTCCAGGCTTCGGCAAATTTCTGATCGGGTATCTCTGAATAGATACGCCCAACAGCTTTCATTCTCCTGTTATTATCAAAAGTCCCGTCAGGATTGAGGGCGTTCAAGTCCTCCTTGACCTTCCTGCGCTCATTGGCCGAATAGGCATTTGCGGCAAGGCCAAAGGTGAGGGTCATTACCGCAACGGGTATGGCCGTTTCAGCCGCCGCCTCAAGCCATGACATCTTCTCCCCTACGCCGGTCCTCGCATCAATATCGGACTGAAATTTTCCCTGCGCTGTTTCCGTCGCCCACTCCATCGGGAACTGCTTCAGTGCGATATTCTTTGCAACCTCTTTCGAGGAAAGGCTCAATAGCTGGCGTAATGCCGTCTTGGTCAGTCCGCCGGCCGCCGGCCCGATTCCTGTAGCCTTGCCAATCCCGGCAGTCAAGCCGACGATTATATCGCTGACAAGCTCGCCGCCGGACTCGATAGCGGCATAATCCCTTGCGGCAACATGCTTTTCTTCTTCGCTAAGTGCAGTGTTCTGGTCAAGTTCTGCTTTCTTTTCGTGGTAAGTCCCGCCGAAAAATGTAAGGCCAAGTGCGCTCAGGCCAGCCGCACCCGCAACATAAGGACCGGCCAATGCCCCGACCGCCGCCGCCCCCAGCGGCACCGCAGATGGGAGCAGCGACCGTACACCGCTCATTACGCCCTTGCGGAAAAAGCTGTCTGTCCCCTGCGCCTCGCCCTGGTCTGGCTTCAGAATATCGTGCTTCCCCGGTACTTCCTCTGCCCAATCATATAGCTTTTGGCCTGTGTCAACCCCGGCTTCAGCAAGCCCACCACCGACCTTCCGAACAGCGTCAACACCGCTACGCGCCAGGCTGCTGCCTAAATCGCCACCCCACCCGCGATTATAGGCGACAGGCTGAGGCCCGGACGGTTCCGCTACCGATGGTTCCGCCTCATCAGGTGCAGACGCGCCAAGCTCAGAAAAGATATCCCCCTCTTCTTCGCCAGGAGACGTTACACCAAGTTCATCGAATATGCTGGGCATTGACGATCCTTAGAGGGAAAAGTTATTCTGCTTCAGCCATGTGTCCAACTGCTCTTGCGACTTGAATTTCCCGGAGCTTTTCAGCTTGTCCAACTGTGCTGGAGATATTTTCTTTGCCCCGGCCCCCTGCCCGACATCCTTGATCTCGCCGCGATTGCTCACAAGGACAGGTTTCTCTACCGCCGTCATATCCACGATCTCGCCGGTCGGCATCTTTTCCAGCGACCAGCTCGCCTCTTTCGGCTGCGGCACATTCCCGCTCAGCATGGCTATCTGCTGGCCGATTGCCGTCCGCTCTTCGTCGGTCTTGGCAGAAAGCATCTGTCGCTTGAGTGCGTTCAGCGGTTCGCCACCCCTGATATTATACCCTGACTCTGCAACTTTCGCCTGATTCGCTGCGATATCGGCGCCCGTCCTCGCACCTTCCAGCCCAAGCCGTGCCTGATCAGTGACATTCCCAAGGTCAACCTGCCTGGCGTCTGTTTGCGCCTTGAGGGTATAGGCGTCCGTCTCCTGCTGCTTTCTGGCCATGATGTCTGCAATTCTGGCATCCCTTGACATCGCTGCCGACCGTGCGCCCTTATCGCTGTAAAGCGCCTTGTAATCCTTCGCCGGGGCTGCAGCAGTCGTTGCGGCAGGGCTCGGGTTCCGCCTGTCAGCAAATAACTTGTCACTATATGCCTTCAAACGTGCCTTCTGATCGTCATAGGCGGAAGTCCTGCCACTGGCTTGAGCCCCTGACGATTCAGGGATACCGGACGTAACTGGTCCACTTTTGTCCGGTAATCCTGACATGTCAACCGCACTGAACGAGCCGCCATCTTTATTCAGTCCGAATCCACCAGGGCGAGAATAACCGTCCCGTGCGCCCTCAACCGGGAATACTTCGCCGGTCCCCTCGTTTTTCATGAATCCCTGGCTGCCGGCAGGTGCGGAGCCGAAGAACCGTTTCCGCACCTGTTGCCCGAAATCAGTACTGTGAGATGGCAAAAGCTGATTTGTGGCGCCAGGCCGCGGAGCCGCCGCAACCGGTGCAGACGTTCGCGGTGGCGGAACGGCAACCGGCTTTTCAACTGGAGCGGTAGCAAGCCGTGCGCGAGTGGCCAGCGGGTCTTGTGGCTGCGTATTGGTCATCGCCTGCTTGTCCCATTCCTTGAGTTTATCCCGAACAGGGTCAATCCAAGTCCGGCCACTGTATTTATCTGCCATTATCTACCCCCTGTCAGGTGTTTCGTCATAAGTATGATGTTCTTGCAACGGCTTGCCATAGCCATCTTGATAACCGCCCCAATACGAAAAGCTTGACTGGGCGCCTCCGGTCCGGCTGCCTCGCCGCTCGTCTTCTGCTGCGATTCTGTTGCCGGCCTCCAGGTGCCGCCTTGCAAGCAAATCAACGAGCACCATCTTGTCCACCAACTCGCCAGTCGCTATCTCTATTCCTGCCATCGTGCCCTCTGTCAGGTTGCGGTTTCTTCAAAACTATGAGTCTCGGTAAGGCTGTCGCTGTGGCCCCAGGTCTCCCCCAACGATTCGGACTTGCTGGAACTGTAGCTCAGCGAGGTATGCACTGCGGTCAAGGCGGAAGCGAGCACCTGCGCCGTGATGTTGGCAATGGCCTCGGATATCTTCTCCTTGAGTCCGTTCAGGGCAACGGTCGCTTCAACCAGGGCCTTGACCTCCTCAACCTCCTTCTGCAGTTCCAGCCGGTCAGCTTCCAGCTTGGTCTTCTGTTCTTCGGTCAGGGCGGCCCACCATTTAGCCTCAGCGTCCACCGCTGAAGCGTAGCCGGTCACTTCGCCCTTGTAGCCTTCGACCAGGGCAGATATCTTTTTACCCATGAGGTCAACGAGCGCGGTATAAGCGCCCATCTCGCCGTCAAATTTCTTGACTACAACGTCGTTCTGTTTTTCGATGACCTCGACGGCCTTCAGTTTGGTTTCTACCCCAAACTTGATACCGTCCCAATGAACTTGCCACGCCCTGACTTTTTCCTGGTACTTCTGCAGGATGAATGTTGCGACGGTCTTCTTTGCCTCAAGAGCCCGATTCTCGAAGTCACTGAAGAACTGTCGTAAAATCTGCTCCATGGCCAGGGCCTTATCAGTGAAGAACTGCGTAGCCTGGTAGGCAAGATCGGCCTGCTTGATCGTGATTTCGGCGTTCAGGTTGGTTTCCTGCTGCGCCCATTCCGCATCTGAGGAAAGAAGGATAGCGGCCTGGGCTCCGCCGGCAAACTCAAAGCCGTCCGCCCCGGTGGCGTCAAGTTTCTGCTGATAAGCCAAGGCGCGCTCTCTGCGCTGCCGTTCTCGCCCCCGGTTCCAAAGATCATCCTCAACATCGGCATCCAACCCGGTCCCGCCATTCTCCAGCACATCGTAGATTTTATTGAACAGACTGGTGAAAATAGGCGAACTGAAGGTGTCAGGCGTATAGTCAAGGTTCGGGTCCGGCTCATCCGGCTCTGTCGGCTCGGTGTAACTCAGGTCAACATCCGGGACCGGGCGGAGGTAGCCAAGAATCGGCACATCGTCCTGACTCGGCCAGTCGTCGGGGAGGGACAGCGTAGGTCGAGTTGGCAACGACCCCCGGCTTATCTCCTCAACCGGGCCGATAGTGACGCCGCGCAGCCGGTCCTGCCAGCCGTCGGGGAGAATGGCGGAGGCATATAGGGCCTGGAGAGAATTGAGCTGGGTAATGATCTGATCCTTCAGTGTAGAAGTAAGATCCCGGATAAACTGATATTTTTCTATCAGTACCGCCGCTCCAGTCGCAGGGTTTACCAGCCCGGCATCGACATCATCAGGATGATTCGTTTCCGCCGTGGATGACACATCAACAAATTCTCCGTCCGCCTTATGGCTTCCGCTCATCTCTCAGCCCTCTTTATTTTCGTTCATTATATCACAATAACAGCGAAATACCAAATATTTAGTTGCTAAATATATGGAGCGAACCGTAATCCAGCCTGTGAGTGCTCAAGCCCTGTAGCCTCCTCAAGTGTTTGGATAGCATTCAGAGATACGTTGTCTCCGCGGATAAGGACGCGGATATAGTCATTATCCCCCGAAGCTGTAGAGAAAACCGCCAACTTGGGGATAGAAAAGTAAAGCATGTTCCCGTCGTCAGATTTGGCGAACTCGTTAAACATGAGGGTAATCCGTTCAAGGGGGACGCTGGAACTGCCTCCACCCATCCCCCATGCTAAACGACGCTGGCACCATACTGCCTTTCTATACGAACCGGGGACCATCCCCCCTGCTATGCCGTTGAGTACGGTCGATTTTGCCCCTTCCGTTTTGTAGGTAGCCGGCCCATGGATAGTGTAATTGACTATGCGGCTCGGGAATACTCCTGTCCACGAGCAGGTGTCCTCGGGCTGTGTGCCGCAGACAGGGGGGTCCATAACGGGAGGATACTGCAGCGGGGAAATCGCCGGCGGCAATGGGTCGTATGCCCCCCGCCCCGAGGCGGGGGTAACAACACCGCCAGGCCCCAACGAGGAAAATTCGTATGTCCCGCCGTCAACGCCCCCTAGCGTGTCAAGGACTGTCTCGCCACCAGCATGGAAAAGGCATAGTTCGACAGTGGAAAGCACATTGACCGTAGGCGCAGAGAGAATGTCGGTAGGGGAGAGGGAATTTACGGCCGCCGCCCTTGCGTAAACTGCCGTACCGTTGTTGATGTCCAGATAGATTAAATATAAAAAATACTGCCTTACTGTCCCGGAAATTTCTATGGTATAGCTAAGCGGCGATGCCACGTAAATATGATCCCACGTTTTGGATATTTCGTACCCATTCTTCCCAATTGACACACCGTTTAGAAAATACTCCATCGTGGACGCGGAGGATACTGACTCTGCCCCGCTCTTCCCGTCGGTATATACTTCCCAGTCACGCTGTCTGGAATATTCAACATTTCGCTCTACCTCAAGGGTATTCGACCCGTTGGTAAGCGTGGTCCATCGAAATAAAAAAGAGCGCAGAACGTCAGATATCGTATGATTGTACGGGTATGATGTCGTGTCCCACTGCTCGTAGTATTCATTGACGTGCTTCATCGGCACTGAATCATCTTGGTCTGCATACAAGGTTTCATTCGCCGGATTGCCCAAGCTGTAAGTGACCGCCTGCGTCACATCGTTATAGTTGGCATGATACTTGACAATCCCGACCATTTCGCGCACATAGATGTCTCCGGACGCATCAGCGTAACCAAAAACCGGGCTTCCCGCCCAGGCCACGTTGAGCGGCGAGGCGTGCAGTTCAAATGCTGTGAGTTGCGATCCCAAGTCGTTGAGCTGGGTACTTATCGTGTCCGATGTCCCGATGGATCTTGACGGTTGAACTTTGGTTGTGATTTCCATGTCCCCGGTATAGTCATCATCTACCAGCGTGGAATCAATCGTCATCACACGAACCCCGTAATTAAACAGCCCATCGTTGACAACATGCGTCAATTCCAGCCGGCCGCTAAAAGCGGCTCCGTTCGGAAACAAATAAGGCCGGGCGGCAACAAGAATGTCACTGCCCAAATACGAGCCAGAATACACCATCAGATGCCTATCAGCTCCGCCGTTTAAGGTGCCTGATGCAATAAATTGACCGAGATGTGGACTCAATACAGGGTTTACCAACTCACAATGCGTAACACCATCCACAGCAACTTCAGTAAGAAACGGCGATCCGTACCCATCTGTACCGCTGCTGTCCGCCCCCGGATTCAGAATCATTCGCCCCATCTGCCCACAAGCCTTTTGATTCTCAACCCCTGCCGCAAACTCATGGCCGACAACCACTACGTTCTCGGGAAGGTACTCGCCGTCATTGTTCGGTGGCGGATTGGGTGGGACCAAACAAAGTACCCTGTCATCTCGCTCAAACCCAAGCGCTGGCATATTTGATCCGAGCCCGCCGGTGTAGCAAAGTCCACAGTTGTACCGGATACTATTAGCTGCAAGATCAACCTCACCTTCAAGCCCAAGTGGCGGAGCGTCGAAGGTCACGGTCATGGAGTTATCAACGAGATTGACATTATTCACCGTGGCGACATAGCAACAGGCCCCGGTCGCCTTGCCGATAATCCCGATCCCATCTATCTTGTCGCAAAGGGTAGTATCCATCTCAACACGGCTTCTGAATGAATTTTCCGCCCAGCACATTGAAGGGCAGTATTCGCCCCCATGAGGACGTCTCCATGACGCACCCGGCTTTCATGTTGTCCGCGTAAGTCATTGGCGAGTCAGGCACCCAAAGCACATAGACCAGATCCCCATCACGATACCGCGTGAAGTCCACCGGCTGGCAGCCGGTCAGCTCGATGTATCGCGTTTTCTTCTGGCATACGATCACGTCATAGGTCAGATGCAGGTTTGTGATATGCTCGATGCAGTCAATTTTCTCAGTGTAGGCCACAACCCCGACAGATACATGACAGCCGCACATGCACTCCTGGCACATCTTGCCCCGCTTCTCGGCGCCGCCCTTAGTCACTATCCGTACCCTTGATAATCCGAACCCATGCCATGCTTCGATGATTACCTTGCCGTCGGTCCAATGGTCGGAGAGCTGCTTCAACTTCTGGAACTGCATGTTTCGCTCCAGGTTGTGCAGCATGGTCATGGCCCGGCCGATGTACTTTGAACCGACTGCGAAATCTCCTTCAATATCTTTTCTGGTCGGGATCTTGCGGTAATCGACCGCCATTAGCACACCTGGCCGCGCACATGCGCAAGCACTCCTGAGCAGGAATCGCCGCCGTCAGCGACAACGCCTGATTCCATAAAGAAGCCCAACTCGCCTTCAACCGCCATCTGCGGCCGTGAATACATAGTAATGCCGGACTCCATGAAGAAGCAGAGTTCGCCAACGGCCCGGGCCGAAATATCCGCCTCCATCTCAATGCCGCTGGTCATGCTCAAACCAAGCTGGCCGCCGGCATTCATGGCAATATGGCTCGCCATCTGAATCCCGGACTCCATCTCGAAGCCCAAATCTCCTTGGACGACAGCGGCATTGCTCGCCGTCATCTGGATGCCGGATTCCATGGAGAACCCGAGATCGCCTTGAATCGTGTTGTTCAGGATGCTGATACCAGACTCAGCGTAAAACCCGAGATCGCCGCGGACCGCCATGTAAATGTGGCTGGCCATGGTGATTCCAGACTCCGTGGAAAATCCCCAATCGCCCTGGGCCTGCATCGGAATGGAATCGTCACCGGTGGCGGCGACGGTCACGTTGTTGAGAATTACCCCACCGCCCCATGACCCTTCGCCTTCAGCCTCTACGGGCGCAAGTGTCGCGCCACCGCCCCATGAGCCTTCCGCCGCCGCCTCAACACTGCCAGCAGTTACGCCACCGGTTCCGCCACCATCGCCAGCAGCAGATACCGCACCGAGCGATACGCCGCCGACTCCACCATCTCCACCATATTCCACATGGCTAATTGCAAGGTCTGTTCCGCCCCAGTTATCGACTATCCGGAGGACGAAGTAGCGATAGGCGGTTGAGTCATCAAGGGCGAAAGTCTCGAACTCTTCTACGTCAGCAGCGGTGTGCTGTGTAAATGTGACAGGGTCTGCCGAGACAAGAGTTAAATCAGTCGTATCCGCGTAGGTGGTATTTGCAAAGGCTGTCGCTGAATTGGTCCCGTAAACTCGAACTGTTTTTGCACCGTCATCAGTCCATGCCCCGTGAACATGCCCGTTACTGATTTTCAGCTCATTTATTTTGCTGGCAACGCCAATATCGTAATTGAACTTCTGACTCCCGGTTATTCCGCTGTCTGCATACCACCTATCCGTCAAGACCTTTGTCGGATCAACGCCCTCGATTTCGCCTGAAAAAGATGACGTATATTTGACGTAAGTGCTTGTAAAAGCAGGTGCGTAATGCGGAGTAGCCATTTACTGAACCGGAACTGTTATCGTGAACGAATCGATGGTCTTGGTATTTCCGGTCACAACCGAAGTGCTCATATTCAGGTCAGATCCGGATGCGGCCACGTCGAAGTCGAACCGGATAAGGGCCTCCCCCGCGTCCGCCCCGGTCGTGTAATCATTGGCGTAGAACCGGCCCCAGGTGATCGTCCCGGTATCAAGTCCGGCGTCGCTCCATACCTGCGCGACATCCTTGGAGACAACACCGTCCACCACCGCATCGAACAGGAGCCCGTTCGTATCGGTCCCGCCGGCAAACGCCCCGGAGCTTTCAGAGATGAGCAGGAGAAGCGTCCCCGCTTCTGCCGTTTCTGGAGTGGCCGGCCGCGCTCCGGAGTACAAGGCCATGACCCCGTATTTCAACAGGTCCGCGATGGACTGCCCGCGGTGCGAAACAAGCGCCGACGCCCCGGCGGTAGCTGCAATCTCAGCGGTAAGCGAGGCAGTTGCCACGCCAATAGTTCCGGCCGCCACTGTCAAGGCTTCATAAGTGCCATCGTTGGTTCCGGAAGTGGTGACAACCGTAACCAGATCACCGACAGAGAACCCGGCAAGGCCGTTCCCCGAGTCGGTTATTGAGTCGTTACCCGCGCCGCCGTCAGCGAAGGCGATGGTGGTAATGGTGCCGACTGTATCCTGCGCGGTAGCCTTACCTGCGGCCAGGGCGTCAACCATTGCCTTTGAGAGCTTGACCGCGGCCCCGGCATTGCCAGGAATCAGCAGTGCAAGCAGTGCAAGAGCAAGTCCAATTTTCTTGAATACCTTCATAGAAACCTCCTTATCAGGTCAACGGAAGAGTGATTGAGAAACTGTTGATATCCACCGAGATCCCGGAGGTGATCGTGGTCCCGCCCGGCATCCAGATTTCGGCGTTGCTCTCGATGGTGGAGATCCTGCCGTCCATGCGCACCGCTGAGGTCGAAGCCCCCGTTACAACCGTGTTGGCATGGAGCCTGCACCATGCAGAACTCAGCGTCGCCAATCCCGTTCCGGACAGCAGCATTGCTGCCCCGGTCGCTGGGTCAAGCATCCTCTCCACGGTTCGATCCGACACCTGCCGGAGGTTGATGCCGTATTCAGGAGATCCCGAGACGAAGGTTCCGCCAGCCCGTGAGATGATGGCCAGCAGCGTGCCGTTCTCGATCTGGTCGGCATCGGTCGGCCTGGAGCCGGAATAGATGTACAGGACGGAATTTCGCATGATGTCGCAGAACGAACCGCCTGCGAGGATGGAGAGGACTACAGCATCGCCAGCAACTTCTGTTGCCAGTGATCCCGCGGGGATTTCAACCGCGCCCGCAGCTACGGTCTTGACCAGATAAACGCCGTCATTGCTGGTGGATCCTTCGACGGAAATCCAGTAGTAGGGATAATCGGCAAAGACTGCCAGGCCGTTGCCTGAATCAAGAATCTGATCGTTGCCGCCTGCCCCAGTTCCGTCGCCAAAGCTGATGGTGGCCGCTGCCAGTTGTACGGGGATTGATGGGGTAGCATCGGCCTGCGCGTTAAGCAAGCCCGTTGATGGGTTCCACATGATATGCCTCCTGAAGAAATCTCGTTTCTCCCAAGAGGCCGACCTGGCGTGTTGAGTGGATGTCTATTTGCCGGACCTGGACAGGGCGGGCGGAATAGTTATTTTTGTGCTTCTTTCAATGCCTGTTCCGCCAGGGCGATGAACTGCTTCGCCACGCGGATCAATATTTTCAGTATGGTTTCAGCGGTCATCCGTTCACCAGTCCATGAGATCTTGCGACATACTCAACGTCTATCGTATCAATGCTGAAATCGCCGCCCAGCAAGTTTTCAACCTTCACGGTCCAGTACCGGCCGGAAAGGTTGCTCAGCACTTTAATCCGCCGTCTTGATTGCGTCGTTTTGGTTGGGCTCAGAATTTTAGTTGCGCTGCAACCTTCGTCAGTCGTGACCGTAACCTGCAGGTCAAGCTCCGCTTCAAGCCCGAAATACAGATACCAAAGCCGTTTTGGATGCGAGTCCCCGAAGTCCGTCAGAACAGGAGCAAATGATGCTGAAATCGCCGTGCCGTTATCCGAATCGCCGCCGATCTTGTACAGGCCAGCGGCCGACGCGGCCAGGTAGTAATCGCCAAACCGGCAGTACGAATTGAAATTGTGATTGGTGTACTGCGTTGCCGCCTTCTCCGTCAGCGGCCCGCGCTCAATGCTGGTGCAGAGCGTCACGCAATCCTGATATGAGCCGAGCAGGTACGGCCCCATGAGCAAGGTTGCCCCTGAACCAGCATCATGCCCGGTCAATGACACCTTGCTTTCGGTCATGTTGACCATTGCCCCATCTGGCATCCCGACACATACGCCGGTCTTCGATAACCAGAAGGAGCATAGCCCTGGCGACTGCAGCCCGAGCCGTAGCCCTTCCGCAAGATCGTGACATGCGGAGTTGGCCACCGCTGGGTAATTGGCTATCTGGTCGCACCGCGGACGCTCGCCGGCCGTGTTGATGAAGTATGTTTTCTTGGCCGTTGAGACAAAAGCCCCGGACTTGACCGGCGCACCCATGATGACTGTGGAGTCAAGCCGGAAATGCCTTGTCCCGAGCTTGAACAGACCTGGCTCAGTCACTTCCGAGTAGAACACGGTATCGCCAACAGCAACGAACGCCCGCCCGCCGCAGAACCAAGTGAGTGAACCGACAGGCGCGGCATAATACGGCTCCAGTTCGTCAGGATGTTCAAACCCTTTCTTCGACCAGGCGGATGATACGCTGTTTTCGATAACCCCGTTCTGCGTGCTGTTGGTGTAGTTGACCCGCTTCCCGGTATCGGAAAAGGAAATGCGTCCGCCGGACAGCCCTGAGCGCACCCCGAGCAAAGACAAGTCCCCTTTGACCTGATAGAGCAGCCCATCCTTGCCGACGAAGCAATCTCCCCCGTTGCAGAACAGGGAATGAAAGTTCCCGGCCTGGAGCAGGCTAAAACCTTGCCGCCTGCTCACCCTGCCGTTGCTCTCAATGTTGATATCTGTGGCCAACTGGAGATCAGATACCCCGGTCTCCGGATCAAACTTTATCCGGGCCGGATCGTCTACCGTGTTGAGGCCGCTGGCGCCGGTGAAGATCCGTTTCAATTCCAGTCCTCGGTGATACAATCCGCATCATCACGGATGAATGACGGCTCGCCATCCGCGGCGCCGATAAACCGGGAGAGGTCGGTCATCGCCGCCTGAAACTCGCCCTTGTAATAATCGGTATTGACCTTTGAACCCTCAACTCCGTCCTCTTTGTCCTCATACCACCTGGCCAGAACATAGTTGACCAGAAGCCGTTCATGGAGATGCGCTGGCAGACCATCGGGCGTGCTCGCGTCAAGAGCCATCGCCACCGGCAACCGATGAAACCAGAGCGTAATCGTCTGCGCAGCCGTAGGAATAGGATTGTAATAGAGCGTGTTCCCTTTGAGGCAGACCGCCGAGACAGCCGAACCGGTACGGGTCAGATTGTCGTAATCGTCCATCATCTTAATGAACGAATCGTAAACCGTTATTTTGTTTCCGCTCGCATCCGTTACCCGGAATAATCCCCGGTGATAGGTTGCCGGCATGGATACATTGTGATTGGTGTCCGTGTCAACCGTGGCGCTTGACAGCAGATCAGGCAACGGCGCAAGAGTGGGCAGGCCCCAGTTACGAGGCCCGCCCCCTGCGATGTCAAGAACACCCCTGTTCAGCGATGCAAGGATATCGGTCGAGGAGAAGCTGGAGTCATCCGCCTTTCCCGATATTGCTGCTACCAGTTCGCCCTTGTTCATGGCTTACCGGCAGTACGGGTCAACGTCAATGTAGCCGCTGAAGGTCGCCGCCACGGTGCAATCAGAGAATGTCAAGCAGAGGACATCCCCGGCGTTCACGGTTTTGGTGCCATACGTTGCATCTGCCGCATAGGTCCCGGTCGCGCCGGCAGCGATGGTTGATCCAAACGTCAAGGTGCCTATTGTCTGGCTGTTTTCGCTGAGAACGATAGTCTCTGCGTCGCCCGGGTCAACAGAGCACGCAGCCTGCATTCCCAGTACCTTGCAATCAAACGGTGCCGGGATGTAATAGACAAGCGAGCTCCCGTTTGCGCTCAAAAGCTGGAAATCAATACGATATTGTCCTGCCATTTTGGTTCTCCTTTATCTGCAATACGGGTCAAAGTCGATGTACCCGCAATAGGTTGAGGCCGCCGTAAGCTGGGTGATGACAACCTGGATAACGTCGCCGGCATTTACCGTCTTCGTTCCATAAGTCGCGTCAGCCGCATACGTTCCGGTTGCACCGGCAGTGGCGCCGGTTACATAGGTAAGAACGCCGATGTCCTGGCTATTCTCGGAAAGGGTGATGGTCTCAACCCCGGTATGATCCCCGGAGTTTGACGCCTGCACCCCCAATACCTTGAGGTCAACAGGGGCGACGATATAAAAAGTCGCGGCGCCACCGGTTGAGCCGACAAGGCAAAAATCAAGTCTGTACTGTCCTGCCATTGTGGTTCCTCCATTAAGGGGGAGGGCTATCCCCTCCCCCTGTCCTTGTCGGGGTTATGCCGGTTCGGTCACGCCAGTGTAGCGGGCATGGGCCTTGCGGTGATCGGTCACAAGCTGGCCACTCCACCGGGTGTTTGCGGTCAGGGTGTCCGGGGTCAGCCGGTCCTTCTCCCAACGGGCTTGGTGAAGTTGTAGTTCTTGTGGGTCATGATCTTCAGGTGGCGTAGGTTCAGCGCATCCACCACGCCGGAGGTCTGATTGTCATCACCGACAACCGGGGCGCCTTCGTGCAGGATGTTGGCGAAACCGGCCTCAACCAGCTTGGCATCACTGAACCGCTGCTGGACCTGCAGGACGCGGGTATAGCCATCCTTCAGGGTGTTGGTGGTCACGACCAGGTTCGGGGCGGCGGCGGCGGACTGCCCGACACGCGCCAGGGCGAAGAGGTTCTGCATCACCTTGAAGGAAATGGCAACCGCGTTGGCGGAACTGTTCGCCGCCCACAGTGCCATATCGTCTTGGGCGATCTCGCCGTAGGCCGTAGCGGTTACGGTGCTGAACATGTTTCCCAATCCGAGAATTGAATCATCATCAGCAGCAGAGGCATAGACATGGGCTCCCATGTTGTCGCGGATGGTTTTCTCGATGTTACGCATCTTAGCCATAACCAGGTAAACCATGGCCGCTTCGCCTTCGTTCTCCCGCTGGTCTTCCAGGTCGATGGTGTTGCTGGCATACTCACCAGCCCACCGGAACCTGGCCGCGTTGATGATATCGACCTTGGCCGCGTTGATGGTCGTGGTCTTGCCGTAGCTGCCACCGTTTGCCTTGGCGTGCTCCAGGAAGACACGGATAGACCGGCCGCCGTCAACCAGATCAGATCCCTTGACCAGGTTCATCTCCATGCCACCATTGCCCATCAGCTTGTAGAGCAGGATGTTTTCGGTGAAATAGATATCGCTGGTTCGCTTTTCCCAATAATCATTTGTTGCCAGTTTTGTTATCGTGAAGGAATTTAACCTTCACTTCTGCGCCTTTATTTATACGCGCAGCTCAGACTATATCATCCCACTGATTCTATGGGCGGTGCGCTCGTGTCGGTTCATAGCCATAGCGTTTTGCTTCAGGCCGTATCCGTTAGTCGTTGGAGCTTCCGGGGCGTTTCCATCCCGGCTTGCCTGCTGATTACCCTGTCGGGCTTCCCAGCAATTCACACCGTTTGCAAAGTGAATTTCCCTGTGGCATTTTTTACAAAGAGTTACCCCGCGAGCATTTTTATGCGCCCCTATGATAAGGTCGGCCAGTTCTTCCTTATTGCTTTCGACAGAAAGCCCAGGATTATCAGTTAGAACCCTATCACGAATATCGCTCATCCTGTCCAGATGGTGCACATGCAAGTTTTGCTTAGAGCCGCATTTTGTGCACACATAGCCATCCCTTGCGAGAATATCCCGCTTCCAAGAACGCCACAGCTTGTTGGCTATGGTTGTGTAGAAGTTCGTTTTCCCGCCCTTCCACCACATATGCGACTCGCCGGCTCTTGACTTCAAAGAGCACACATTGCATCGCTTCTGGTTTCTTTTTTTGATGACTTTTCCGCAATCTTGACAGGTATGCGGGGAATCATACTTCCTTTGAGCTGCGCCTATCTTTGCCCTGACTTCTGCCGTAAATACGACAGGAGGGGCATTTTCGCCTTTGACTCGCTTCAGGTCTTCAGGATTCATCCTGAGACCTTTCCGCATAGCGAAGCCGTGAATCGTATTCCGCTTCTTCCCCATGATTCTGCTCAATGCAACAGAACCCTTGGTTGAATACCATTCGCAGATATACGCCTGCTCATCGGTAGTTAAATGCTCGTGTTTTGCAGTAATGGACAACCTTTCCGCCGCATGTTTCACGCTCTCTGCGGTACGGCCAAGAGCTTCAGCGCAGAACTTAATTGCGTCCCCGCTGTAGTTCTTTTTCAAGAACTGCTCTTCGTCTGCTGTCCATTTCTTTTTTACCATGGAATCACCATTTCACTTTGGGCCTACAAATTAAGCCTCAAGCTGCGTCAAACTAAGTGCCATTTTCGTTACTCCTTATGTTTGCACACCCCTTACCGCAGCGAGCATGGATTCTCGAAGCTCGCGCGGGTCGTTCGTGCGCTTGTTGTTGGTTTGCTGGATTGAATTTCCAGGTTTCGTTAATACTTTTTCGGTCGCCTCGGACCCCTTGCGGATTCGCTCGGACTCTGCCGTGGCCTGCCGCATGGCTTCCTGAGCTTTGTAGGCGTAGTACGCGGAGAACTTGTCGTGCATCGGGTTCTGTTTCATGATTTCATCCAAGGCCCCGGAGTTGACTACCTCCTGGTAATCCTTGTGCTCGCCATAAAACTTTTCAACCACCGTCTGCATGTCACGGTCGGCCAGGGTGTTGTTGAACTCACCCCGGAGCCGTTCGATTTCCACCTGTGCCTGTTTTTGGGTCATCCCCGCAACCTGCTGGGCGGTAATCTGGTTGCTCTGCTTCATCGCTTCGGCAAACGTGATGCCCCCTTCCTCGTACTGTTTCGCCAAAGAGTTCAGCATCCCGTCATAGTCAACGGGCGCCTCCTCTTTTTTGGCCGGTGCTGGACTCTCAGCGCGTTGGCTTAACATCTGCTCGTAAGCAGCGGCCTTGCCGCGCAGCTCGCCAAGTTCACCGGACCTTTTGCCCTCCATCTTCTGCAGTTCGGTGTACGCAGTCTCCAACTCTTCGGGCGACTTGTACTTGCCTGCGAAAAGGCGGGCTTCCGCCTGCGCTGGTGTTTCAACAGCCGTTTCCTTTTCAGGGGGCAGCGAGCCTGCAGGGATAATGTTCTCGTCTTTCATCTCCAATCCTCCAGCGGGGGGCGCACACCGTATCCCGCCATTTACTTTGCCGCGCTTCAGGGGCGCGGAATCCCTTTACCCGGCTTCAACTATTCCGTTGTCGCGCAGGTATCGTTTATAAGCCACTCGGTCAGTTATCGGGCGCACATCGGTTCCCTTTGGGAGCAGATTGGCGGTTGCCGAAGATAACCACGGTGGCTCATCTCTTTGTATATTCGCTGAAATAATCCTCTCAGCACTTGCCCCGCACTCAGGGCATATCTCAAACTGCTTGCGGTCATCGATCTTCCGAATGACGGCGAATGTCTCGTTGCAGCACCCGCAAAAATGTTCATACAGTGGCATATTGCGTCCCGTACCAGCCTGGATCTCCGAACTCTTCAACCTCTACGCTGTCAATCGTCCCGTCCTTGATAACCTTGTACCGCATCCCTGGTTTAAGGTTGCAAAGCACAGCCATCCCGCTTCCAGTGATGAACCGGCCATCAGAAGGTCGGAAGTCATTATTCACCCTGACAATATCTCCTCGCTTGAATACTTGAAGCGTCACCTCGACCTCCACCCCTCGGACCATACGTGTCGCCCCCATCAGAACTTGCTCCTCTCATACCCGCCTTTGCACCGGCCCTGAGGGAACATACTTCCGACCTTCGGCATTGCCGGCTTGCACATCCCGCCGCACTCTGGGCATTTGACATGCTTCGGCTTGGCGGTCATCTTGCAGATGTGCTCAACCGTTTCCTGGCATTCTTTGCAGAAGTATTCGTAGGTCATGGCAACTTTCGCCCATCCTCGCCAGACATTGTGCCGTTGGCATGTATCGTGGCATAGCACCGGCCATCGCCCAATTTCCTCTCAACAGCACAAACTCGGTCATCCATTCTCAAGAACCACTCTTGTATTTGGGCAAATCTTCCTTTTGCTTTCCTCTGCTCCTTCTCAACGGCTTTAATCGCATCCGGATGTACATCTTTTCGCGGGTACATAAAATCAATCCAATCCCCTGCGGTACTTGCTCCCGTCGCACAGCAACGGCCGCCCACCTTATCCTCCAGCTTTATGACTCGTTCGTTAATCCTCTCGAGCATGCCGTTCAGCCCGTTTTTATCTGTCTCCAGCGCATCAAGCCGTGCGTTCAACTTCTCTATTTTTTCTAGCATATAAAGGTAATCGTTTTGGCTGGCTTTCGGCTCTTCGGTGTAGTGGTATTCATCCTCGCCATCGTAGGAATGCTCCCGTGAAGAGCTCTCGCCAATGCTGGCGCTCATGCCAGTAAGCAATGAGCTTGTCCTGAGGTTATCGTTGATTTCGTTCATGGCTTTGGCAAGTTCTTCACGGTATTTCCCGACTTGCTCCTGGGTAGCCCCGTACTTTTCTGCCAAACTTTCATCACGGGTTTCGCTTCCGGCAGCGTAAATCCCTCCGCCGAGATCAACCAAGCCGTCCTTCTCTTTTGAAAGCAGCGAAAGGACGACATCCGCTTTCCCTTTAGACTCCCCGCTTAGTGACGTTCCCGTCGTGATGCAGCGAAGAAGACCCATTATTTCACCAAACATTGCGTCTGATAACTGAATCATTATTTCCTCCTCCCTTTTCCTTTTCGCCCGCACCCCGATGAAGCCCCTCTCAACAAGAGCATCGAGCATCGCTTTCGCTCCTGCCCTCCAAAACTCAAGCCCGGAAATGGTATCCTTTTCATCTTCTGGGAACTCGTTAAGCCAATCGTCAAACGTCATTCCACTTCCCCCTGATAAGCCACCGGAACCCCAGGCTGAGGCTGCGCGCTTATCGGGCTATCCTGCGGCCCATTGCCAGGGCCGCCCTGCGGCTGCATCAGCACCGCCAATAGCTCTTGCGCCTGGTCCTCCGGGAATCCAGCCTGAATCAATACCTGGATGGCCTGCTCAAGCTGCTTCTCACCCATCCTTTCGATAATCTGCTTATGGCCCGGGAAGTTCAGCGTTTCGAGCAAAGCCTGCTGGTCAATCGCGCTCTTTCCAAACAGTTCAACAGCCTGCTCTTGGCGCTGCAATTCGGTCTTGTGAATCGTGCTGCCGGCCTCGACCATGTAAGCAAACTTTCGCCCCAGGTATTCGACACCCCGGAACGGCACGGCCTCGCCCTCGACATCTACCAGTCCGGCGTCATGCCCATGGTTCTGCCACATGCTGATAGCGCAGCTTCCGCGCTGGCTCACCATGTAATCAATCGCGTTGATTTTGTGCTGGATCAGGACTTGATTGCGCTCCTGCAGGGCCACAATGGCACTCGCCGCCCGGACGCCTGGAGGGTTTGCCCCGCGGTCGGCATCCTGGATTGCGTATACCCGGTCAAACAGGCCCATGAGCATGTCAAGCACTTGGAACATCTGCCCGTTCATCGGCGGCATGGGGACAACGCGAATCCCCGCTGCCGCTTCCGCTGTTTCCGGGAACAGAACAAGGCCTGGCTCGCTGCTCAGATTGTTTTTAGTGATTCCGGACTTCGGTGGGATAACCAGTATCCCGGTCATCGAACGCATGAAATACTTGATGATCCGGGAAACAATCTCATCAATCTTAAAAATCAGGTCTGCCGTCTGGTCTGCTGCCGAGAATCCCCAGATTGACGTGGTATCGTCGTAGCTGTTCGCCTTGTAGAATGGGAGCCGGTCGAACAGGTAACAGGTCTTGACCAGTTCTTCGTTCAGCTCTGGGTTTATCGAAGGGTTCGCAAGGTCGGCCAGGAGCAGTTGCCCTTCATTCGTCACGGTGATTACCCGAATCCCGCCCGGGTATTTCAGCTTCTCAACCTCAACCTCGCCCATTATCGGTTTGCCTTCCGGGTCAACTCCTATTTCCTTTGTTTCCCACACCTTGATCTTTGTCGGATCTCTTACCCATACCTCTACGGCCAGCGCCCGGTTGTCCCGGTATTCAGTCCCGGCTTTGTCAAGCGTGTTCAAAACCACCTTGCCCTGAACGGTATAATCTCCGGCTCTGACTGTCGGTGCGTATTCCTCCCGGTCCTCGCCCAGAATGGAGTAAACATCACTCGGCTCCACATCCTCAACGCCGTATTTTGCTTCCAGCGCCTCGCAGCTATCCGGGTAAGCATGGCAGAAATAGGGCATATCCGCCCCGATGTCCTCATAATATCCAGGCGCAGGGAAGCAAGCGAACGGATCGAGCACGATAATGCCGGGCTGCTTCCGCTTGCTGTCCCAGTACGCCTTTTCAAACGTGATACCGTATTTCTCACTCTTCAGGGTCGTGGTCCGCAACTTTGGCTGTTGCGCTGAATCCTCCCACCATTTTCGGAGCATGGCGGTAAGCGTCTTGTCGGCGCTGTCCCCTATCCCGTCCAGGTCAATACACTCGGCAATCGGTTTTCTGCTGGTGATATTGGCAACCGTCCGCTGCACATTGCTAAAAAACAGGTTGACGCTGATCGTGCTCTTTTTCTTCTTCTGGCCCCAGTGGTCCCCGCGGTAGAGCATGTAATTCCGCTTTGCCGTATCTGGCCATTTCAACCGGTCCTTCTCGTCCCTGGCGTTCTCGAACAAACCCCACGCCCACTTTGCCACGTCTTTGTGGCCAGCGGGCGGCGGATTGATCAATGACCACTTCTTGTCAGCCATTCACGGCCCCCTTACGCCTGCCGCCCTTGCTCTTTGCCCGAAACACTTCATGCTCGCCAGTGACGTGGCCGGCCTGGAATATCTGGCTGACGCTTATCGGTGCAGTCTCACGCGCTTTGATCTTCGGGAATCCTGAACCATTTCCGTACAGTGTCCCGCATCCAGGGCATTCCAGCGCACCGTACACAGAATCCTCGTTCTCCGGGAAACTTGACCATCCGTATCCGCGCCATGGCTGCTTCATCTTGAAATTGTAGCCCTTCGCCGGCTGCTTCGGGTCGTACCCGGCCCGTGTCTCATGGAAACTCTGCCCGCAGCCGTCGCAGATCACATCATAGATTATCGTCGGGCTCCCGGGGAAACTCATTGCTTACCTCCGAACATTTCGCGGAATCGCAGGTTGCGGGTAAGGATTTCTCCCGGCAGCGGCTTTTCCTCTGCATCGTCAAACGCGC